AATAGCAGCGCCATTAATTGCCGGAAATTCGGAAATCCTTCTATTTGCCACCTGCTATTCGTACAGAATACCTATGCTTTAATTATAAAGCTTTTTACTTAGCGCACTTTAACCTCAATACGCGGCAACATGCTTGAAACAAAGTTCCACGACACTTGAATTCCTGTTACAATCCCACAAGACAACAAGATCACAAGCAGTAATTCTGCAACTGTAAAATTGCGACGCACATAAATCACTTGTGGTTGCTGTGGAGCAAAAGCGCGTTGAGCAATGGTCTGCTGGATGGCACGCTCTCGAGCAATCGCCTTCATCTCAGCCAGTTGTTCAGGCGTGATCTGTGGCTCCAGAGGAGGTTGCGCTGGTACTTGGCTAGGAGAAACCTGTTCTTCCATTGTCACAAATGGTTTTGTTGACAGACTAACATATAAACAGAACGCTTGCAGTTATGAGTTACGGAATCAGAAAAGGACTAGAAGACATTGCACAGGAACTGAAAGGAATCAGGAATATCCTTGGTTCCATGTGGCATAGCCGATATTCAAACGGAGAAACTGACGCCTTGTGTCCCGATGCTTATGCTGATGAATATATTTCGACTGAAGAATGTGGCCGGCGTCTTGGGGTATCCGACCAGACAGTGAGAAACTGGATTGCAATCGGACGAAAAGAACCTGCAAAAGGCTGGGTAGAAGGCATCCATTACGTCAACATTTCCCCTGGGGCCAACCGTAAAGCAGTGATGCGAATCCCCTGGAACCAACTGGTTCAATCCTTTGCCAAAAACCGTGACCTTACGGCAAGTGATCTGAGAGGTGGACCCAGAATGTATAAGTCGACTAATGACTTTCTTGAATGATGGCACATCGATTTCAAATTGTAGATATCGATGAGGTCACCATCGATAATTATCAGGAAACTTTACCTGAGTCCTTGGCAAACCAAGTGGAAATGTTCCTGCCACCCAGTGGCTCATTTGATGACGGATGCCTACGTCGTTACCTTGAAAACTTAAAAAAATACGAAGAAGAAGACGCTAACTCGGGAATGACCTTGGCAAATAGATTGCGTCTTGTGTTCCAAGATCTACAGCCTGATACGATCTGTGGCAAGTTTCCACAAGCAGAACTGCCATTGAAGAGAAGGCTTCGTTGCGTTGCTGAGTACCTAATTCGCTCTGGTGAATTCAATAAAGTGCGAGACAGCGCCGGTAAACTGGTTAAAAAACGTGGCATCCTAGGCAAACTGGTTGTGCTTTACCAACCGACCGAAAAGCTTTTAGAATCGCTACAACGCCAAGGACTTATAGAAAAATGTCAAACCGACGCGAAAAGCTGATTGCTTCTGTCATCGGCCCAGAGATGGACGAGACTAAGGCCAAGGTCCTTGAAGGTACATTGAATCTGATCCTTGGTGACATGGGCCAACATTACTGCAAGATGTGGGAACTTGAAGGGCCGGGAGTTATGGTCTTTCAGCCGCAAAATGAGGAACGTTCTATGTTTTTTATGACACTCAAAGAGCTGCACTCAGCTCAAGAGGAGTGTGAACGGGAGAATAACGGCGATCTGGCCGAAACATTCAGACGCGTTCTTGGGGCAGCACAAAAGATTGATCCCCTGGAAAAAGCTGGTTACCTCATTAATGATCATGCAGGCATGCGTTACCTAGAAATTGACTACAACAAGGTGGATGAAAAGAAATGACCGATGGTGTTCGCAAGGTTAAATCAAAGTCTGAAGAAATTGAGTGGATCACCAGCTCTGACCTTGTATGTGCAGCTAATGAGCTGATGGGTGGCATTGACTTGGATGTGGCCAGTTCCAAGCTTGCTAACGAGTACGTGCAGGCTAAACAGTTTTACACACCGTCAGACGATGCGTTGAATTCGCAACTCTGGTATGGAAACGTATATTTATTTCCGCCCTCCGGTGCTTATTTCTGGGACAAAAAGAACGAAAGGTGGAAGATGACACGTGCTTCTGCATTGTCCTTGACATCTTCCCATGCCGTATGGTTTCGGCGTTTGTACCACGAATGGCTGTCAGGTGAAGTGAAGCAGGGTCTTTACTTTAGCAACTGCCCTGACATGATTCGTTACGAGCCTAAGATCTTTAAGTTTCCGATGTGCATCTTAAAAACCATACCAAAATTGAATCGTCATCGCCAGGGCAAGGTGGAGACTGCAACCACGTGCACTTCTTTCCTTGTGTATTTGCCTCCCATGGATTCGGCAACTGAAGCCACCGAACGATTTATTGACATTTACTCGGAACGCGGACATATCCTTTCGTGAACCGGGTATACTAAAAGACGATTACAAGGAACTATGAGCGTCCTCGCCGACTGGGAGATCAAACAGCTTGCTGTAGAAAAGGGTATGATTGAACCCTTTGTTGATCACCTAGTTAACAAAGAGAACGGACGCAAGCTTCTTAGCTATGGACTTAGTTCATACGGCTATGACATCAGGCTTTCCCCTGGGCAGTGCTTAATTTTTGGTAAGGTCCAGGCTGGGGACTGCGATCCAAAGAACTTTGATCCTGCGATCCTCAAGCCTGCCGACCTGCTGGAAGATGAACGTGGTCAGTACTTCTTGCTTCCTCCGTACGGCTATTGCTTGGGCGTTGCACAAGAACGTTTGCAGCTGCCACGTGATGTCACTGTCGTCGCCGTGGGCAAATCGACTTATGCTCGCTCAGGCATCCTTGTCAACATCACGCCTGCTGAAAGTGGCTGGGAAGGTTACCTGACGCTAGAAATCAGCAACTGCACGGGACTCTTCAATCGCATTTATGCAAACGAAGGGATCACCCAATTGCTCTTCTATCGTGGCAACCCTTGTGAGGTTAGTTACCAGGACCGAAAGGGCAAGTATCAAGACCAGCCAAGTAACGTAGTGTTCTCTCAGGTTTAAAACCCTTTGCCAAATTGGGACTGTGGCTTACGGGAATATGCCGTACTACCTACAGTCCCATAAGCGTCACCGTCCTCATTGAAAACGGTGGGCTCAGTAATTTGAGATCTTTGTTGATATGCGCCGGCAGACCTTGCTGCACGCATAAACTTTGCTACGTTATTTTGTTTGTCATTTACAGAATCAGCAGATCGACGTTCCGTTGATTCAATGCGTCGCATGTCTGTGTCATACGCCTGCTCTGGCCTTAGGTCCGATACTTCGGCTCCTGAGGTGCCAGAGTTGTTACGCGGGTCGTATGTGGGCCTGTAAGTGTTTGCCATCTTATCATTGTAAGAGACGTAAATCGCTTACACACCGTGATGCATTCCGCCGCAGGATTCCTGGACAGTTTTGTTCAAGATGAACTGGATTGTCGTTGTCTTACTGAAGAAGATTTTGGCGCACCTCTTTCCAACGAAACCAACGACGTTCCGCTGTACGACCAGTACAACCGAGGCTTGGTACTAGGCGAGCAAGGTTTTGAACGCACCAACCTGGCCCTGGAAGGTGGCGAAAAACGCCCTGGCCTTACCGGTTACATCCCAAGTGCTGAAGAAGGCTTAGGAATGGGTGCAAGCCCAAGACCTAAAGCTTTGATTTTGAATCTTGGCAAACCAGATGAAAAAGAGCTGGTGTTGTCCGCAAAACGTCGCGGCATGATGCGTTAATCTTTTTGGCAGTCAAGCTGGCCAGGCCAAGTACGGTTGCCTTTCACTCTATTCTCTTTTTTGGTTAAAATTTGTAAATTTGTCTCCACATGAAGTCCACACATGTATTTGCTTTGTAAAGGATATATATGATCCACTTCATGTGGGACACCTGTTCTTTCGGTTAATTCATGTGCTTTTTTATATATTTTTTCAATGTTAATTTTATTAGCCCATGCAGGCATTGCTTGTTTTTTAACTGCCCTTCTCTTTGCTAGCCAACCATTTATCAATCCTCTGTTCAGTTGTCTCCATTGTTTTTGGCATGCTTTTTCTTTGAGTTGATTTTTTTCTGACCAACGTTTTCTTGCTTTTTTGAAACCGTTTGGGTGATTTTCTTTGTACTTTTCTCTAGATTTGCGTATACGTTCTGGATACGCTTTTCGATATTTTTCTTGATGGCCGCGTCGTTTTATTTTGTTTGTTTTAGCCCACTTTTGGTTTGCTATTTTGTGGCATTCCGGGCAGCGGGTTTTTTCTTTTGGATAACGATGCAAGCCTTTGCGGCAAGTTTTAAAACCGTCTAAAATGTTCATGTGACCAGTAGAGTGGTTACCGTGGGTAGAGAGCGCCAACTCTGCTACCCTTAAATTGTAACAAACTTTAGACATGGCGACGGAATCACGAGGTACTACAAGCAGAAACGAATGGTTTGCTCCCTTGGATCAGACTAGTGACTGCCCAGGAGGAGTTTGCCCAGTGCCCTGGGCCACTAAAGAGGTGCCTCCTGTAATCCAGGAAGATCTGGTGAATCATCCATCTCACTATGCGGATTCAAGTATTGAGTGCATTGACGCAATTGAAGCACAATTAACCGCAGAAGAATTCCAGGGCTATCTGCGTGGTAATTGTGTTAAGTACTTGTGGCGTTGGCGCAATAAAGGCGGCCTACAAGACCTGAAGAAAACTGAATGGTACTTGGACCGCCTGATTACTGTTAACGAAACTCAAAACGGCTGAAAACCGTCTTCATCTTCTTCCTCGTCGTCGCTGTAAATACATGCGGCGGCGAGTTCTGCTAATTCAATATCGGTTGGGTGATCCCAGTCAATCTCAATGTTTTCAGACGCCATGATGTCTCGGATGGCGTACCACTCCATCAAGCGTTGATGATAAAGGTTCAGCAAAGCAGCATGAAGCTCGTCCCAAGTCATCTCTTGGGCCTGAAGCTCAGCCTTGCGCATTGCAAATTGGAGTTCTAGGGGAAGTTCAAACTCTCTGGGCTCAACTGACCGCTCCATTCCGCTTTGCATTTCTTTACTGCAAGTATTCTAAGCCTAGCTACTAAATTCTAAAGGGACGCCATCATTGGTGTAATCGTCCCAGGGATCGTCATCAATTTGAAATTCGTTAGCAAACTGGGCAATTACGTACGGACTGAGGTTCTGTTCCAGGGACCGGATGGCCTTTACTTGGTGCGGAGCCGCCGTGTAATTCCTGAACGCTGCAAGTAATACATCTGTAGAGGACCAAGGATTTGCGTCGACTTCATGAAGGAAAAGCCGAATCTCCTCACGACGCCTGTGGAGCAAGCCACCAATTACTTGATGGTCTTCACCAAAGACCCAACGGCTCATTTCTTCTGTGGCAGCGGCAAAATCTTCGTGTTCAATACAATCAATTACTCGACCGTACAGAAAAGATTCCCAGCCAATGGAATGAATAAATGAAAGCAACGCCTGGCGCATGCTGTCATCAAGTCCAAGATTTAACTTTGTAAGTTGCGTGTCAATAACGGATAGCTCGTGGAAGAGATACTCCAGTGCTTTTTCTTGACTGCAACACTGGCCACGTTTGACGGGAGAACCATCGGGATAGAACTGAGTCCCAAGCCCAATGGTATACGGTTCTGCACCAGTGCACGGATCTGGG